CAGGCCCAAGTGATGCCCACCATGTGGTCCAAGGACTCCAGTACACCTGCATAGCCCTCTGTCCTGACTGTCACACAAGCCCGCGGCTGGGCTGGCATGGTGAGAAGTTCGCCTGGAAGATCAGGAAGATGGAAGAGATCGATGCCCTCAACGTGACGATCAAACGGCTATGTCTAACCTAGAAGCGCTCCTGCTTGACCAGATCAAAGCCGCTGGACTCAAAGCCCCGGTCACTGAGTACAAGTTCCACCCTGGTCGCCGCTGGAGGTTTGACATCTGCTGGCCTGGCGAACATCTCGCAGTCGAGGTCGAAGGTGGGACATGGATCAACGGGCGTCACAGCCGTGGCTCAGGGTTCGAAAAAGACGCAGAAAAATACGCGGAAGCCTTGTGCTTAGGATGGAAAGTGCTTAGAGTTACTGGATCGCAGATTTGCACTGGCAAAGCGATAAAATGGATTTGTGAACTTCAACAAGAGAAAGACAAGACATGCTGAACGCTACCCATGTTTGCGCTAAGTTCAAGATTAGCCGACTGAAGCTGACCCAACTGCTCAAGGAAGGCCAGTTCCCCGCTCCCACCTCGCAACTCGGAATCTTCAAGTTCTGGACTCCTGAGAGCGTAGAAGGCTGGACCGCTCCTGCCAAGCCCCGTAAGGAAAAGGTTAAGTCCACCATCGTGAAGTACCGCGACGGTGAAAACACCTGGGCTGGCCGCGGCAAGATGGCTAACTGGCTGAAGGTTCACATTGCTGCTGGTCGTTCAATTGAGGAATTCAAAGTATGAAGAACATTGCTAGTGCCCTGGTGAAGGCTCAAAAGGCTTTTGCTCCTGCTTTGAAGAGCGCAACAAACCCACACTTCAAGTCTCGCTATGCTGATCTTGCGGCTTGTGTCGAGGCGGTGGTGGACGCGCTGAACAACAACGGGATCATGCTGTCTCAGCAAACTCGGGAATGTGAAAACGGGGTGATCGTTGACACCGTTTTTATCCATGAGAGCGGCGAGATGCTGTCTTGTGGGCCTTTGCATGTGCCAGCCTCTAAACAAGATGCTCAGGGATATGGGTCGGCGTTGACCTATGCCCGCAGGTATTCATTGATGGCAGCGTGTGGTATTGCGCCAGAAGATGATGATGGCAATGCTGCGGTCAAGAACGATGGCTATAAGGACTTTGAACAAGCCCACCTAGAGGCATTCAAGGAAGTGTCTAAGAAAGGCCTAGAAGCCCTTCAGAACGCTTTTAACGCACTGCCCAAGACCGAGGTAGCCAAACGCTTCTGGGCAACCCATAGCAAGGAGCTAAAGCAAATTGCTCAGAACACCGTGGTTTAAGGGTCACGAAAAGCCTGTTCGCCCAGGCGTGTACGAGAGGATGTATTCAACATGGACAGGCCGACACGACTTGGTTCAGTTCTGCTACTTCGATGGAAGCGTCTGGTACATGCATGGCGATACGGTGGAACAAGCCCTGAGCAGGACGCTTTTAGGTGCCACGGCGAGTCAGTCTTTACGTTGGCGCGGTGTTGTTCGGGAAACTGCAACCAAGGCAGAAAGTGTGTATGGATCAAAGAACCAATGAATGGGATCAGGCCAGGCTCGGTAACGCCACCGCCTCCAAGATCAACGACATAGTTGCGAAGACCAAGGACGGCAAAGCATCGGCCAGTAGGAAGAACTACGCTGTTCGCCTAGCACTTGAGCGACTGACCGGCAACAAGACCGTGACCTTCCAGAACTCCGAGATGCTTTGGGGAGTCGAGAAGGAACCTCTTGCCAGGGCTGCGTATGAGGCCTCTAGGGGCGTTTTGGTGATGGAGGAAGGCTATGTCCCTCACCCGACAATCCCGCACTCTGGAGCGTCTCCTGATGGGCTTGTAGGGGATGATGGGCTGGTCGAGATCAAGTGTCCGAACGAAGCGACTCATTTGGATAACTTGATGCGAGGTTCAGCCGACCCTCAGTACCTCAACCAGATGTACTGGCAGATGGCATGTACTGACCGCAAGTGGTGCGACTTCGTGTCCTATGACCCACGTTTCCCAGAACACCTCCAGATGGTTGTCTATAGGGTAAACCATGATGCGGAAAAGATCGGTCAGTTGGAAAATGAAGTGGTCAAGTTCCTTGGGGAAGTTGATGCGATTGTGGAGAAGTTGAATGGCCTTGCTTGATCTACTGAAGCAGGGTCCAGTGACTCAACAGTTGGCGTTAGATAAGTTGAAGTTGTTCAGACTTGCTCAGGCAATCAATGCTCTGCGCGATGAAGGACATGACATCAAGACCGTACTCAAGGAAAAGAGCGGTCGAATCATTTGTGAATATCACTTGAAAGGTTAAAGATGCGATTGATTGGTATTGCTCGATTGGGTAAGGACGCTGAGATTCGTTCGACCCGCAATGGGACCACCGTAGCTAACATTACGATGGCTTATAACTTTGGTCAGAAGGACCGTGACAACAAGAAGCCTTCTCAGTGGGTGCAGGCGTCTCTGTTTGGCGAGCGGGCTGACTCGCTGGCTCCGTATCTCGGTAAGGGTACTCAGGTTTTCTGCATCCTCAAGGACGTTCACATCGAGGTGTATGAGGGGCGTGACGGAAAGACCTACAACAACCTGCGCGGCACCATCGATGTCATCGAGTTTGTCGGCAAGGCAGAGAAGGTTGCTTCCACCAAGGGTCAGCCGGATGACGATTGGGACGATGAAATCCCTTTTAATTAAAACGGGTCTATAATGGTTGCGTCTTTACAGCACATAGAGCGCAACATGACCCGTTTGGAAAAAGAATGTTTTAAGTGCAATACTTTCAAACCATTAAATGAGTTTTACAAACACTCACAAATGGCAGATGGTCATCTCAACAAATGCAAGCAATGCGCCAAACGTGATGTTACAGAACACAGAGAAAAGAATCTTGAAAAGATTCGCGCATATGACAGAGAACGCGGCAAATTACCTGAGCGCATCAAACTTGCTGCCAAAGTATGTCGCGCCTGGCGCTTTGCAGATTTGAGGCGAAATCGTGCTCACAACATGGTGTCTCGCGCAATAAAGAAAGGAAAGTTAACAAGAATGCCATGTATAAGATGCGGCGCGTTAAAAACAGAGGCTCATCACGATGATTACGACAAACCTCTCGACGTGATGTGGCTTTGCACTCCATGTCATAAACAACGTCACAAAGAACTTAAAGAAGAATTTTGATCATGCACACCAACCCTGACGGCACAAAGAAGAAAGACGCTCCCCCAGGCTGGCCTTTCGGAACTGTCAAGCCGCCTACCAAGAAGCAACTCCAGCAGCAAATCCTTGAGGAATCCGATGCCGCACTACTATGACGCAGCCACTGGACAGATGTGCTTTGGCACCGCGCTTGAGGCCATGCGTAACGGCAAGCGGATTCGTCGCAAAGCCTGGAGTACAGGATGGTTCGTCAGTAAGGTCATGCTGGATATGTGCCCTTACATGAACATCACATCACAAGACATCATGGCCCAAGATTGGGAAGAACTCTATGACGATACGACAACTGGTTAAGCACTCCCGTGAACTCTGGAACACCGGGAACAAGCGGCTTGACCGCTACAACCGCAAAGCCTGGGTGCGCTCCGTAATCCGACTCGGCGACCGTTGGTTGCTTGCCAAGAATGTTCACCGCATCCAACATCTATAAGTACCCACCTATGCCAGCCACTGGAACTGAAAGCAGAGTCATCGTTGACATCGTGCGCCGCCAGCAGATGGGGATCGCCAAGTACAAGACCACCGTGGAGGCCAATCCTCTCGCGTTCAAGCAGTGGCTGACCCATGCGTACGAAGAAACTCTCGACCTTGCCATCTATCTGAAGAGAGCGATGGAAGAACTCGAGAAGAATCAGGACGACATGAAATGAATCCAATTGATTCGGTTAACGAATGGGTTGATGGGGTAGGCCACAACTACCACACAGAACTCTATGCTTCCCTTGTTTTGGAGGAGGCCAAGGAGATGCTGGAGGCGATGGAGTGTCCCGGCCTGGCAACAGAGATCAGGAGAACTATTGGGTGTTTGGATGGCCTGTCCTACTCAATCCGGAAGGAGCCGGATGAGCTGGAGGCAAATCCTATTGAGTTGCTGGATGCCGCTCTTGATCTTGCCTGGGTCAGTCTGTGCCTTGCTCGTACTCTTGTTGGCGACAATCTAGGGGCCGCCTGGAGCGAGTTGCATCGTTCTAACATTATTGACAAGCAGGTGAATGGCAAGTTCATCAAAGACACCAACGGCAAGGTTCTGAAGCCCGCAAAATGGCAAGCACCGGACTTCGATCAGTTTTTACTATGAAGCTGACGATTGAATTCGACCTCAACGATCCTGATGCCAAGCATAGGTTTGAGCGTATGTACCACGCTGAAACTGCCTGGGCAGCGATTGAGGAGTCCTACAACAAGGTCAGGCTGGCACTAAAACACATCGACCAAGAAGAGGCATTTCGAGATGCCATGGTTGAGACTCGCGCCATCCTGATGAACGCTATGGATCAGATCGATGACTGATGTAGCAAAGTGCGAAGGCATCAAACACCACAACGAACACTGGGGAAGTTGGATAGATGACTACTGTTTCGATTGCGAAAGGCGGCGTTATCCGTCTGGAGAATGGCAAGTTTGGATGTCACCCTGGCAAGGTTCAGGCAAATGCGTCTATAAAATCAAGAATTCTGGCGCTGATCAAGGAAAACGGACCAATGTCGGCCCGCGAGATCGCCCAGGAACTTAAACTGGACACGCCCAATCGGGTTCCAGCGGCCCTGCAAGGATCAAAGGAATACCATATCTATTCCTACCGCAGGGATGAGGACGGTGGTCGGCTATATCCTCGGGCACTGTACGCATACGGCCCTGGGCGAGATGCTCCTAAGCCTAAGCCTCTGACCAAGGTTGACTACAACAAAAGAAGTAAGTTAAAAATGAAACGCACTGTCACATCAGTGTGGGACTTAGGTATTCCATCGAGGGAACGAAGACAACATGCAATGTCCAGAGTGCGGGGCATGGACAAGAGTCCTACAGACATCGTTGAGGCTGGATAACACCAA